CCTAGTACTACCGTTCCGGGGATGTTTGCATACATCCCTTGTAGTACTATTGGTTCGTATATCTCGGGTTTATCATCCTGACCGAAATCAGATTTAGTCACCGCGATAGCGTAACCTATCTGTTTTCCTGTTATTCCTGCTACGTGAATGCCTGCAATTTTTCCTGTTGCTCTATGTATATAAGGCAATCCACAATCTCCATATTCTGCGTCTGGTCCTGTAATCTTAATATCGACTTCTAACTTGCCTGTTGGCAAATCAAATTCTCGATACTCAGGTAAGAACGAGGTCGCAATCTTTCCTACTGGTATGTTGTTCTCCAGTACATATTTCTCGATCTGTCCATATCGTGGCACAGCATCGCAGAAATGTCCAATAATGTTTCTTCTCGCCGGCATCTTATGCCTAGGGAAAGTCATAGTTTTCAAGTCTCCTCGAAATTCCTCTACGACTATCTCAGATAGCGGGAATGTCATCATCACATTTCTTCCATCGTCTCCTAATTTTATATAGGTATCTTTTGTCTCGTCTTCCGCGCATCTCAGCACGTGTCCCGTGAACAGCATTGTAGTGCCGTACACGAACATTCCGTGTGATCTAACGTCAGTCCATCTAGTATCTTTCAACTCCTCTCCCCGAGGCACTTGAATTATACCAAATTTCTCAACATTAGACATGATCAAGCCTGCATGGCTCGATGACTGTAATTTTAATACTCTCTCTGTTGCTGTTTGTCTCTGTTGTTGTCTCCTTGCCACTCTCTTAATGGCTACTTGTGTCTTTCCTTTTGGTAACTTAGCTTCGTATCCTTGTTCTACTACTATCTCTGTTTCGTAAGATGCTGGTGGCATGACTGCCTTAATTAGTAAGAACGTAAGTACGTATCCTGTTACCCAGCCTAAAGATGCTGCATATACATGCATATACAAGTTCGTCCTCTCAGACGAATCCTTGTATTGTGCAATCATATCCAAATCTCTCCAGGCCGTTACTATCTCCTTCTCGAAAGGTTTAAACTTGTCCCACCATTGTCTCTTTACTGGTGGTTTACAAGCTACCTTCTCTTCTGCTTCTGTATAATGTGCTTTAAGCCAATCTATAGGATTGGTCTTCAACGTCCGTAAACGTTCTTCCACGTCCAAGATCGGACGCATGAGTAAGTATGGCTGCTTCTTCAGCAATTTAACCATCCAACTCCTTGGGAATACTCTCCATATCCATTCTTCGGGAAAATCGAAGAAGAATTCATGGAGAGGTTTAGCTCTCTGTTCTCCAATCGGAGCCTCATACTCTAGAGGCAACGGTGCTAGCTGCTCTAGCATTATTCTCTGTTCTTCTTCTCTCTGTTGCTTCTCTACTCTATATCTAGCCGCCGCTTGTACACGACGAAGACGCAAAGTCTCTTCTTCTTCCTGCAATTGTCTTGCTTTTCCTTTTAACTCAGTTCTCATTTCCTGCATAGTCTTTCTTGGGACTATGCGAAAATCTTCAAAGTTCTCTTCGTGTTCTTTCTCTTTCTCTTCTTCTTCCTTGGTCTTGCCCTGCAAGACCACATCATTTTCTCCTTCTTCTTCATCTGTCATCACCAGAATGCGCGGCGCCTGATAAGTTCCTTTAAACCTATTAGGTACTACGTGCTCTGGAGGATTAAGTTTTTCCGTTTCTCTCTGTATTATACACTCTCCAATGAGTGCCACCATTTCAGGTACGCTTATTTTCGTGTTCTCTTCTCCATTGATTTTTCCTTGAACAATGAAGTATCT